TGATTATTACTACAAACGAAAGAATCTCCTACTTTTTGAGGAGCACCTTCCAAAGATGTTAGTTGATTATCCCTACAAACGAAAGAATCTCCTACTTTTTGAGGAGCACCTTCCAAAGATGTTAATGGATTTTTACTACAATCGAAATCACCTCCTACTTTTTGAGGAGCTCCTTTTAAAGATTTTAATTGATTTTTAGTACAATAAAAATTACCCCCCACTTCTTGAGGAGCTCCTTTTAAAGATGTTAATTGATTTTCTTTACAAAAAAAACTATCTCCTACTTCTCGAGGAGCTCCTTCCAAAGATGTTAATTGATTATTACTACAATAATAATTACCTCCTACTTTTTGAGGCCCACCTCTTAAAGATTTTAATCGATTATTAGTACAATAAAAAGAATTTCCTACTTCTTGAGGAGCACCTTCCAAAGATGTTAGAAGTTGATTAAATGCGCAAACAAAATCACCTTCTACCACATTAGGTATACCTTTAGGTAAATTGGTTATAAATAATGATTTAAAATTATATGATTCTTCAGCTACTAGCTGTTCAGCTTTTTTTGTATCACTCTCAATTTTTAATTGTACTGCTTTAACGTTTAAGTCATGCTTATTAAATTTATACAATAGTCCGTCGTCTAATTGTTGAAATGATACATCTCTTGTTGCTATATATCTTTTTATTTCATTTTCTTTTAAGGAATCAGCTTGATGAGTTGTTAGATTAGGACCTATTGATATAAATTCATTTCTAAGATTACTATCAAGAGTATCAAATATATCATCATTTAAATTGATTACAGATTTAACAGCTTGAACTTTTGTACTGTAATCAAAAGAATTAAACTCTTCGATAGTTTGAGTTCTACCAAACGCTCGTATCTGCTTTATGGTATCCTCTTCAGATGATGTCAGCTTTTTATTAACAAGTAATTTTTCATATGGAGCTAATTCAGGATATTTTGCTACAATCTCTTGCCAACCTCCTTTTACCTTTTCGGTATTATTATCGGCAAAGGTCCACTCATAACCATTTGTTGTATGATCTAACACCATGATATGATCCTTAGCTGATTTAGGTTTGGTTTTAAAATATATGAAATAAAATGTAGATGATTTACCCAGTCTATAACTACTAAACATATTACCACCAATTGGTCTAGATATACAAAAGGTATATCCTCTGCCATACATTACACATTTATCTTGACTATCTCCTTTGTATATAGTTACATTTTCATCATCAGCTATATTATCATCAGCTATGATATCATTTTTATTGATTTCTCCTTGATTACTCTTGTTACCTCTTTTAAATTCTGCTTTACCTTTAGCAGCATGAATAGCCTCTGTAAATTCTATCCAAGTTTTGTATTGGAATGGATCTTTTTTTGTAATACCATTCTTGTACTTTTCAAAATCATTTAACTCCTTTCTAATCTCTTCTTCAGAAGCATCGCTAGAGAATTTAGTCACTAATTTAGAAATAGTTGATTCAGTAAATTCTTTTATGATAATCTGTTCATATAGTTTAGATAGCGGATCGATCATAATTATGTTTATATTTATATTTGAAGTTAGTTGAATACTATTTTATATACCATATAATATGCATATGGATAAAGACGTATTAAACGCGTTAAATGAAATTGATGAAGTAAACCCGTTTGCTACCTATCTTAGTGATAGTACATTGAGCCGTGTTGGTGGTTGGATCGATACAGGCTCGTATGTTCTCAATGCAATTATTTCAGGTTCTATTCATGGAGGTATTCCTAAAGGTAGAGTGACTATGCTCGCTGGTGAATCTATGACAGGTAAGTCATTATTCGTGCAGAAAATTTTAGCTAAGGCACAAGAAGAAGGTCTTGTGCCTGTTATTTTTGATACAGAAAATGCTATTGATCCGGAGGGCGCTGCTAGACTTGGTCTTGATGTAAGTAAAGTAAAATATGTTCCATGTGTAAGTATTGAGCAAACACGTAACGCGCTCTTTAAGTTTTTGACTTCTGTAAAAGAGAAAAAGCTAGAAGGTAAGTTTATTGTTGCTATTGACTCACTTGGCAACCTTCAATCAGAACTAGAGCTTGCTCGTATGGGTAAGGATAGTACTTCAGCTGATATGGGTACAAAAGCCCGTGCAATGAAGTCACTTATGCAGACTTGTACTAATTTAGGTGCCGTAACACAGACTACTATTCTCTGTACTAATCACGTCTATGATGATCCTGCTGCTATGTTTCCATCTATTGAGAAACATATGCCAGGTGGTAAGTCTTGCGTATATCTACCATCAGTAACAGTGCAGCTAGCTCGTAAGCCAGTTAAGTCAGATGGTGGTAAGACGATGGATGGTGAGACTGCAGTAGGTCAAAAGAACTATGCAGGTATTATTATTCGTGCTCTTACTCGTAAGAATCGCTTTGTTAAACAATACCTAGAAGGCGAAATGTATCTTTCTTTTTCTTCTGGTTTAGATCGTTATTATGGCATGCTGGATCTTGCAGTCGGTCTTGGCGTAGTAGTTCAAGGTGGTGCTACATACACACTTGAGGATGGTACTAAGCTTGGATATTATAAAAACTTCCGTAAAGATGAAGAACTCTGGGAAAATATTATTTTACCAAAAGTTGAAGAACGTATTATGAAGGAGTGGTCTTATTCAAATGAAGAAGCAGATGAAGCTCCTGAAGAAATTAACGAAGTAGAAGACTAATATGCCATATATTAAACGTTTAGATAGGTTAAGTCTTGATAAGCCGTTCCGCTCACCTGCTAACGCGGGGGAGTTTAATTACAAGCTACACCTACTAATTAGTAATTATGTTGATACACTAGGTGAAAGTTATCAGACATATAATGACATTGTAGGTGTGCTTGAGTGTGCTAAGATGGAATTATATAGACGCCGAGTATCAAAATACGAAGATCAAAAAATTAACGAAAACGGAGATATTAAATTTTATGAATAAAAAATTAGTCTTAGCATTTTCTGGAGGAATGGATTCTTCCGTACTTCTTTACATGGCTGCTGCAAAAGGTTATAGAGAAATTCATACTGTGACGTTTGATTATGGTCAGCGCCACTGTAAAGAGATTGAGTGTTCTAAAAAGCAGCAGTGGAATCTATTTGATCAAAATAAAAACGTCTATCTTACAAATAAGATCTTAGATGTTAGATATCTAAAAGATATCTCACCTACTTCATCTCTTACTAATTTGGATATTGATAATCCAGACATTAGTAAGATGGCTGGTGATGCGCAGCCTGTGTCATATGTACCATTTCGTAATCAAATGTTTTTAACTATCTGCTGTGCTTATGCAGAGAGTTTAGGAGCTGATACTGTCTGGTATGGTGCTGCTGAAGTAGATTCATTAGCTGGCTACTGGGACGGGAGTATTCAGTTCGTTAACGCAATGAATGAAACGATTGCTCTTAACAGACAGCACCGTATTAAAATTGAAGCTCCACTACTAACAATGTCGAAAAAAGATATTATTAACGAAGGTGTGAGACTCGGTGTAAAATTTGAAGACACTTGGACCTGTTATAGTAACCGTGAAGATGGTTTCGCTGACGCTACAACACCTTCGAGCAGTTTACGTATTCGTGGATTTATTGAAGCTGGCTACAAAGATCCCATCAAGTATCTTCAGCAAGATAAACTTGATGGGATTTATGAATCCAATGGATGTAGGGATATTTTATAGACCGTAACGACGTAGTTCTTCTAACTGCCAGTGGGTCTTAGGCTTCATGCGCTCCTTAAATGAGATTGTATCTTGTTTAGGAGCGCAATTTCTTTTATCTTTCTGAGCTTGTTCAGTGAGATAATGTGTAGTATAAGATTCGGTTACAGTTGTTTCTTCATCTTCAACTGTCAATTCTCTATTAGTAATTGCCTCTTCAAGTCTATTTGCGAGTTCTTCAGCTGTAGTAAATGATTCTCTACCAAAACTTGAAACGAAGAAATATGGCTTAGGTGAATCTGCAAACTTACCAACATAAGCTTCCTGACCATCTTTATCGTATGCGAAAAGTTCTACTACCCTATATCTTTCAGACTTGTAGCTATCTAGATTCATTGGTGTGAGCTCAAACTCCCTAACAATATGCTGAAGACCTTCATCAGGTAATTCATTTTCATTATAATCATATTGTTCTAAGCTTTCAGCATCTTCATCTGATACATGCTCAAAACCACGTTTCTTAGCAATAGCTTTTTCCCAACCTTCAACTTTACCATTATTATTAATATCAGCTTTCTTAGCGCTATATTCTTCTTCACCTTCACCTCTTAACTTCTTAAGAATCGCACCAGCAACTCTTGCACCAGCTTCTTTTGAGTGATACTTTTTAGCAGCTGATTTAGCAATTGCGGAAAATTGTTTGCCTGGCTTGCCAATATCACGACCAGCGTGAGCTTTCTTAGCACTATAACCTTCCGCATCTTCCTCGTCCTCTACCATTTCATTGTCTTCTAAACCGGACTCAACAGGTTTAACAATTGATGACAAGTAAGCGGCAATTTTTTCGTAGCCAGGTTCAGTAGCGATTTGCTTAATAAATGATTTTAATTGAGTTATAGAGTTAATGTTATTAACAAAATTTTCAACCTCATCTAATGCTTCTTCCTCAATGTCAAAACCTTCATTACCTAAATTAATGCGAATCTCACTCAGTACTTTAGCTAAGGAGGCCTTTACAAGTAACTTTTCATCGGTAATAGTATCTGCTAAGGCGTCATCTAGCTGCTTACCAGCTTTTACCTTACGCATTTCTTTAGCAATTTCTTGAGCAGCAGCTTGTGCTGCATATTTTTCTTCTCTACCTCTATTAACACCAACACCATTGATGAAATCATCTAGTGTATCCTCAATACGAGCTGTAATCTCATCTTTACGTTGATTGATAATATCTTGCTTAGCCTGTAGAGCAGCTAACATTGCTTGCTTTTTGCCGGTAAATCCAGAAGCTCTCTTAATTGTATTAAATTCATTATCATCGAGAATATCCATATAATATAAGATTTCTCTGATGAATTTAATGGTATCTAGTGGTGCAGAGCTTAGACCGCCAGCTCTCATTTTATTTGTAATTGGACCAAAGGCAGGGTGAGCTTTTGCGTATGGTGAAACCTTTGCTTCTGCAATAAGTTTCACTCTACTATATAGATTTTGAAAGGAACTCATATAATATATTTATATAAATGGAGCTAGATTATACAGATTTTAATGAGATGGCATATAATAATATCTGTAAGCTACCAGGTATTGGTAAGCGTGTTGCAGATCGTATTGTAGCTATGCGACCTTTTCGAAGCAATGATGATCTTTTCAAAATTAAAGGTCTAGGTAAAAATACCCTAAAGAATTTAGGCATTGAAAAGACTAAGAAGCCGCGTAAAAAATGGATCCTATGGGAAGATGGTATCGAATATCCAACGTATTGTTTTGCAAGAGATACTAAAATGGGCGGTATTAACTTTTTCTGGCGCATTCCACGTGAACGTAGAGATTATCTATAATTTTAACCTAATTAAATAGAATGTGTGCTATTTTTGGATCATTTGACCCATCGATGTGGGAAATTCTTTACGAGGCTAACAAGCAACGAGGTAATTTTGCGAGTAGTCTAGTATGCTTAACGCATGATGATCAATTCATCTTCAAAAAAGAAGGTGATATTGATTTTGATAAAATTAAATACGGTAAAAATACAGAATATATTGTAGGTCATGTACAAGCAGCTACATCATCAAAGCGTATTTGGTCGTATGAGACGTCACATCCTTTTGAATCACTATCATGGCTTGTATTTCATAATGGTGTATTAACAAATGAGAAGCAAATCCGTCAACACTACTTACCCTTTATTGAGAATCCTGTAGATACAGCACTTATTGTTAATCTAATACAATTCTTTACTGATAACAACACAAATACACCCAGTCCTGTAGACGCAATTAGACAAACCCTCGAATTAATCCAAGGTACATATGCACTATGTATCGTGGATAGTGATACTAATGAAGTCTATATCGCTAGATCAGGTTCTATTCTTCACTACGATGATAAAGGCAACTATTCTACATTACCAGGTTCCAACTATAAAGAATTACCTGAGGGTGTAATTATGAATCTAGATAAAAAGAAGCGAAAGTGGAAGAAAGTCGGTTCTTTTAAACATAAATCACCATATATTTTTCTATGAAAAAAACTTTTATATTCACAGCAACAAAAGGTAAGGCTACTGACTGTTTACTTTATAAAACTTTCGGTGATACAGCTTTCTATAAAGAAAACAATACAACATCACTTCAGAAGGTTTATAATAAAGCTATTGATTTTGCTTTAGAGGAAAACTTTGAATATCTTGTACTAGTACACGATGATGTAATTTTAGAAAATTACTCACAATGGAGACTTGAAGAAAATTTCAAAAAATATGATATTATTGGTGTAGCGGGTACTACAGAGGTTAAGCTACAACCACCTGCTTTATGGCATCTAATGGGTGGTGGTTTTAATGGTGGTAATTTACGTGGTGCAGTAGCTCATCTCAATCAAAACAAAAAGTTTATGACATCGTTCGGTGAATATCCTTCACGTGTCGTATTACTTGACGGTGTATTCCTTGCAATGAAGCGTAGTGTCTTTGAAAAAGTGCGATTTGATGAATCTTGCCCATCAAACTGGCACTTTTATGATCTAGATTACACAATGCAATCTCATAAAGAAGGGTTCAAGAACGGTGTAGGTGATATTATTGTAACTCACGCATCCCCCGGTCTGAGAGAATTCACGGATGAATTCAATAAAGGTCAAGAATGGTTCTTAAATAAATGGTCTCCGAAAAAAGAAGACTGATAGTAGATAATACCTCTAACCACATTATATTATACCTGTGAGTAAGTTAGACCTGGATACATACGAACAAATTGTAATTTATAAATCACTGACTGATAGTGGCTACCTTGCATCTATTGCAGATTTTGTAAAGCCTGAATATTTTAAGAGTAAAGCGATTGCGAGTGTTTTTACTATCATTAAGGAGTTTGTCGAAAAGCGTAACAAACTACCTACAGTAACAGAAATTAAATCATATCTTGTAACTGATGAACAGAAGGCCAGCTTTAAACAGCTGGTCCAATCTTTTAATGATATTGATAAGACTTTAGATAAAGATGAACTGTATGATAACACAGAACGCTTTCTAAAAGAAAAGGCTGTATACCATACAATGTTAAGTGTAGCAGAAGATGTATCAAAAGGTAAGGTAGATACATCAGATGTATTAGCTAAGTTTGAAACGTCTTGTAATATCAGTCTCGTAACAGATCTAGGCTTAGATCTCTATAGTGATATTGAAACGCTTATTGATGATCTAACCGCGGAGCAGCATCACATTCCAAGTGGTTGGGATTGGCTAGATGAAAATCTCGGTGGTGGGTTTCTTGAAACCGGTAAATCACTGTATATATTTGCTGGTGAGACAAATATTGGTAAATCTATCTTCTTAGGTAATATCGCTCACAATATTGCTAAGCAAGGTAAGAATGTACTACTAGTAACGTTGGAGATGTCAGAGCTACTTTACGCTCGACGTATCTGTACAAACGTAACAAAGATTCCAATGAAAGAGATGATGTATAATGCACCATCAATTCGTCAAGCTGCGCGAGAAGAGCAAGGTAAGATCTTTATTAAAGAGTTTCCACCATCGACGATCACGCCTAACCAGTTAAAAGCGTTCGTTAAGAAGTTTAGTGATAAGGGTATTAAGATTGATGCAATTGTATTCGACTATCTCAACCTATTACACTCAACTATGGGTAATAACTCCTACGAGCGCATTAAACATGTTACAGAACAAGTACGTGCTATGAGCTATCTCTTCGAGTGTCCAATTATTTCAGCAACGCAGCTAAACCGATCAGGCTTCGATCAAGACAATCCAGATCTAGCTACCATTTCGGAGTCTATCGGTCTAGCTGCAACTGCTGACGTAATTATTTCAATCTTTCAAAATGATGAAGATCGAGATCTAGGTATTATTAGGTTAGGTATGATGAAGAATCGCTATGGCCCACGTGGTATGACTCAAGCGATGAGAATCGATTACTCAACTCTTACAATTGAGCAGGCAGATGATATCGAACTAAATGACCCGGAGAGTGATACATTGAATCATTTGGCGGCACTTGCAAGATAAAGACTACCTTATAAATAAGGTAAGTGAATATACTTGTACTTACCGATACCGATTTAGACGGTGCAGGTTCAGCTCTTTTTATTAAATGGTTATATACTAATAAAGCACGAGACATCGTAATCATTGAATCTACAGAATCTACAATTAAGAATGAATTTATATCTAGACAAACTACAATAGATCATTATGATAAAGTATTTGTTCTTGATTTAGATTTATCAGAAGACATTATCCCATTCGTTGATAGGGATAATGTAGTGGTAATTGACCACCATCTTGGTCACGCAAGTAAGAAGCATTTATATACAAAAGCAAAAGCAATCATTGACCCATATACTTCATGTGTTGGTTTAATGCAGAAGGTTTTTGCAAAAGGTATTACACTTACACCAAAGCAGGAAGAGCTTATTAGTTATATTAACGATTATGATTGCTATAATATAAAGTATCGTGATTCTCTTAAGCTTAACGTAATCTTTAGAACATTCAACACACCCAAGGTATTAAAGTTTGTTGAAGCGTTTAAAGATGGGTTTAGAGAATACACATCAATGGAAAAAAATGCCATTAAGTTATATTTAAACAAATTTAAAGAGCAAATTGAACAAGCGCAATTATTCACGTGCGAGCTTAAAGGTTATACAGTCATATCAACGTTTGCTGACTTTGCTATAAACGAAGTCGCGCATTACCTGTTATGCAAGACTGGTGCAGAGATTTGTATTGTTGTTAACCTTAAAGCTAAATTTGTATCTTTTAGACGTTCCAAAAGGTCAAATGTTGATGTTAGTATTCTAGCGAAAAAATTCTGCGAGGGTGGTGGATCACCAGCTGCAGCTGGTGGTAAATTAACAGAAGAATTTATAAACTTAACAAAGATCTTTAAGCCATGCTAACATTAACACCACCTTCAGCGTCCTTAGTAGAAAACGAGACAGAACACTTGTTACTTAGTTTCTGTACTTTTTGTACGCTATTAAAAGGCAAAAAGCTATCACTGCAAAATATCTTTATTTTAATTCTCAAGGATGAACGATTAAGAAATATTCTTAAGCAGCTGTTAACAGTTGATAATAACTATGAATTAGTTAAAATCTTTATAGACTTCGATCCAACCATTACTGAGTCAAAATACATTACGAAATTTTTAAATACGAATAAAAATATTAATTTATGATATCAAAAAAAGAGGAAGCAATTTACAATAGTTTTTTATATGCTTCCAGGAGTGCCAAAAATCAGCCAGTAAGGTTGAGGCAAAATTTTGATAATCTACCCGATAAAGATGTTATTTGTCTTAAAAAGTTATCTCTTTTCTTAAGCAAATATACTCATATTAACTATAGTGATTTTTTTATTGCTCCATATAAGGTATATGGAGCAGACAATCACTTTGATCTTTCTTTCTTTGTTACACGTAAAGCTTTAAAGTGTTATTCTATCTATTGTAAAGAGCGTGAAGCACAAGATCCTGACAGTGATGACGCTATCGAAAACGTAAAACGATGCCTCGCCTTCATATTTGATTACTGTAAAAGGAACTCACTTACAATAGATAAATACAAGAGATTAATAAATGGTACAACACCAATTGTGTTGCAGCATTTACGTGATCATAATATAAATTTTTATATATTGCATTCACTAGAAGTAGATGCAATTATAAAACAAGTAGAGCCGGTTATTGTTAACTTCATCGTTAATGATTTTTGGACCACCTACTCACGAACTAGAACTAAATTAGCAAATTCAAAAATACTAAAATTAAAAATTAGAAAAGGTCTTCAGCTTATTGAAGATAAGCTATTGACTTCAAATTAACAAATACTATAATTAAACTATAAAATAACTAAACTATGAGTGCATTTAATATTTCGATGTTTCAATCTATCAAAGACGCCCTATCAAACAACGACACTAAGGGGCAGACCTCTTACACTGAAATTATGAATTGTAAGCCAGGTCATACGTACACTGTACGTCTACTACCATACGCAAAGGATCCTAAGAATACTTTCTTCCATTATTATAATCATGGTTGGACTTCATTCTCTACTGGTCAATATGTTCAAACTCTAAGTCCTCAAACTTTCGGTGAACGTGACCCTATTGCAGAAGAGCGCTTTAAGGCTCTACGTACTGGCTCTGAAGAAGAGAAGGAAAAGGCACAATCAATTCGTCGTCTTGAAAAGTGGCTTGTAAACGTATATGTCATCGACGATCCAACTAACCCAGATAATAATGGTAAGGTTAAGATGTTACGATATGGTAAGCAGCTTCAAAAGATTATTACCGAAGCTATTGAAGGTGAAGATGCAGAAGAGTTTGGTCCGCGTATTTTTGATCTAGGCCCTAACGGTGTTAATCTCAAGGTTAAGGTTGAACAACAAGGTGATTATCCAACTTATGTATCGTCGCGCTTTACGTCAGCTGGTAAGATTGATCTCTCAGAACAAGAGCAGAAAGATATTTACAATAATACCTTCAATCTTACTGAAGTTTTCACTCTTAAGTCGTACGATGATCTCAAGCAAATGCTCGAAGAACATTATTTCTGCCGTAAGGAGGAACAAGTTAAGTCACAAACTACTTACACTCCAGTTACTGAATCACAGGAAAAACAATCATCTCCACCATGGAACGAAACACCAAAGCAGGTCGCTCCAGCATTCGAGTCAGTAGAAGATGATATTGAAGAACTACTTAAAGATCTATAATTATGACGCCTGAAGAGAGGAGTATCCTTCTACAGTTCATGGGCCAGACCTACGGGGAAGCGTTTCAAAACGATCAAATGCTCGTAGGTCAGTCCAGTAACCTTAAACCAAAATCTAGTGAAATTAAGCAAACGTTTGAAGAAGTTCTTAGATCACCTGTATACACACAGCCAGAACATGTTCCGCCGCCGCCACAACCGGCGGCGGTTGTAGTGACTCTCGAACAAGCAGTTCAAGAACTCTCTCAGGTTGAACAACCCGCACAACAAGAAGCTGCAATCGTACAATCAGTTCAACCGGTTACAGCTCCTACTCCGCAACCGGTTCAGCCAGCAGAACAACAGCTTGAATTTGATTTATCTGAACCATCAAAGATCGATAAATTGATCATGCTAATTGAGAGGCAAAACTTGATTTTAACTGATATTAAAGTACAATTACAGAGTAATGGAAAGACATCTAAAGCTAAAAAAACGCAGCGAGTACCTTAAGTTTCTTGATGCTCTATCAAAGATTAGCGATAGTTCAATCATTGATATCACCAACGAAAAGATTACTAGCTTAGTTTCTTCAGCTGATAACACGTTAATTCTATACTCTGAGTTAATCACAGAATCAGACTTCCACACAACCATCAACGTACCCGATATTAAGAAACTATATCGGGTACTTGATGCCTTGTCTGAAGAAGATCTTAAGCTTAAGATCAATAGTAATAATATCGAGTATAAAGGTACTAGTGTTAAGTTTAAGTATCATTTATTTGAAAATGGTTTCTTAAACAAGCCTAACCTTAACATTGATAAAATTAATGCTTTTAAGTTTGATGTTAATTTTGAGTTAACTGTTGATCAATTACGACAGATCTTAAGAGGTAGTACTTTTGCATCTGAAACTAATAAGCTGTATCTATATACAGAAGACAATAAGCTTATTGCAGAACTAACAGATAGAGCTAGACACAATACTGATAGCTTTTCTATTTGTCTTGGTGATGTAGATTTTACTCTAAAGCCAACGCCAATTAACTTTGATAATGTTAGATTGCTCACTAATATTAGTAGTACATTTAATGTGCGTATCAATACTGAGTATGATGTTGTTTTATTTGAAAATCAAGCTGATAACATTAAATTGAAATATATCATTTCATCATTAACGCAATGACAAATAAGCATACTAAGAATAAACTCAAAACTCCTGGTTATTTTATCAAGCGTTTACGTGATAGTGGCTTTGTTACATTAAGAGTTTTTTGTGACTATAATGTAGCTGATCCGCGTAAATGGACTGTCTTGGTAGATCCAGGCGGCGCATCTGTCTTTGTCACATGTTTTGAGAATACCCCATTCAAAGGTGAATATCTTTTTACCTTTGATGACGGTAATCAACACTTTAAACATGGGTTTAGCTTAAAGACGGATTCTATTGAAGTTATTGTTAGAAAACTGCTTAGTAATAACGTCTCTCAAAGAAAAGATAACGCATCTTCTGATAATGTGTAAAAAACGAGAAGTATACGCTGTTGAAACTGGAGATTATGTTGGTCAAATGCTGATTGTGGTTGAACCAACATCTGATTTTGTTGGATGCTTATGTGTACCTAATATGACAAACCTTAAAGTTCCTTCTGATGCATTTGAGCGTGGAAGGAACTTTAATATACTAACATTAGTAGATAAACTACCGCGTAGTTTTTTCAAAACATCTGTAGCGCAATATAAACATAATGAAAACATTAGTAATTGACGGGAATAATCTAATTCACCGCACGTACTGGACAGCAAAAACGCAGTCTAAGCGTACCGATACAGATACACTAGATCAATTATCTAATTTTCATATTTATTTTACATTAAATGCAGTATATTCATATGTTGCAAAGTTCACACCAACTAGAACTATCTTTATTTGGGATGAAAAGCCGGATTACCAGAAAAATGATCGTAAGCTTCAATTTGAAGACTATAAAGGTAATAGATCTGGTGATCCATCACCTCATCAAAATAACGAGACTATTAAGCAACTACTATCTTATCTTGGAATCGCGTCTATTTTTCCACGAGAATTAGAAGCGGATGATATTGCTGCTTATATCTGTAAGCAAACAGAAGGTCAAAAAGTTATTGTATCTGTAGATAAAGACTTTCTACAATTAATTCAACCTGAAGTTATACTATATGACCCTATTCGTAAGACTGAATACAGATACGACACTTTTGAAGATCAAACTGGTTGGAGTGTAGATAATTGGCTTGTTGCTAAATGCTGTATGGGTGATAAGTCTGACAATGTACCTGGGCTTGTAAAATTTGGTAATAGTAAGATTAAAAAATTCATCAGTGGTGAGATTGTCTTAACTGATGAACAACAAGAGATCTATAGCCGTAATTACTCTCTCTTTTCTCTTGATGCAATTATGCAAAAAGCTGAAGAGCAAGAATACTATAAACAGCAATTATCTGTACCTGTTAATACTAATTGGTCAGCGTTCGTAGAAGAATGTAATAAACGTCAGTTCAATGCTATTCTTAAGAAAAAAGAAGCATGGCATACATTGTTTTTTCTAACTGCTAAATTATCATCTATTTTCGGATGACACTACCTGAAGATTACGTCGTTGTTAAATTCTTTGAGCTTGGTTATTATCCAAAGCATAATAAATTTAATAACGTATATCAATGCGCTTGTCCTATTTGTAGAGAAGGTGGCTCTCTTACAAGTAAGCGTAGATGTTATTATATTCCAAAGAATGATAATATCTATTGCCATAATTGTGGATGGTCTAGTAAGCCGATGGCATGGATTAAGGAGGTATCGGGATTAACAGATGCTGAGATAATTCAGGAGCTTAAGGACTATACTCCGGAAATTAGCCTATATGAAGATAAACCGACAGCAAAGATCGTAACAGAATCATTACCTACTGATTGTATTAATCTATCAGATAGTGGTCAGCTTGAATATTATAAGGGTAATGATATACTTAGAACAGCGCTTATAACGATACGTAATCGTAGGCTCGATACAGCTATCAATAGACCTGATAGACTGTACTTATCTTTTACTGATAAGGTACATAAGAATAGACTAATTGTACCATTTGTTAACGAACAGAATAAGATTGAGTTCTATCAGAGTAGAACGTTATTAGATCGTGATAATAAACTCAAACCAAAATATCTAGGTAAGGTTGGTGCAGAGAAAACACTGTTTAATATTAACAAGGTGAGCTCAAACCACGATACTGTTTATATCTTTGAAGGTCCTATTAATGCCTTCTTCACACGTAATTCAGTAGCTGTAGCAGGTATTACAGAGCGTGGTAAATCCTTTACAACGAGACAGCAGCAGCAAATAGATAATACACTTAAATTCTATAACAAAGTGTGGATACTTGATTCTCAGTGGTTAGACCAAGCGTCTCTTGTTAAGTCGGAGGTGCTTTTAAAGCAAGGTGAGAATGTCTTTATCTGGCCTGAAAAATTTGGTAAGAGATTTAAAGACTTCAACGATATTGCTATTGCTTGTAAAATAAATGAGATTGGGTGGGATTTTATACAAAAAAACACCTTCAATGGGCTTGAAGGTGTTATTAAGATGTCAGAAATTAAAAGATATAAAAATGATCAAACGCCACGGAATTGAGCATTACCAGACTGACTTAGATAGGTCTTAAAGGATTCAGTTAACCCAGCTAATTCGGTTGCAACTCTACCAATTTTTCTCTGTTCAGATTGTTTCATTCTATCGAATAGTGTATCGTCATGAGCAGTTGCTAACTGTGATTGAATAGACTCAGGTCCTGTGCCATTT